TGGTGTATTTCCATAGCTGCAGTATCCTCGCCCCTTGCCATACGTTTTAAAAGGTTTGTATCAATACCAGCAACAGAAGTAATATTTTCTGTTTTACCTATTGGTGCTCCACTGCCCATAGGTTGTTGGTTTTTCAATGCCCAAGGTTGCACTTGTTCCTTTACTGCCTCTTGTATTGGCTTAGAAGTAAAACCATCATCTGACATATAAACAACACTGCCATCTTTATTTACTTGTATTTTTTCTTTGTCAAGCTTGCTCATTGCATAGGCTGGGTCATGTACAAATTCAGACAAGGCATTAACAGCAGGGGTTACAAGCTTTAAATCTTTTAATTCGTTTTGTAAGCTTGCAATTTCTGCGTCTTTTTTTTCAATATGCTCCTTAAACTGTTGCTCCCTTTTGTTTAGTGCTTCAGAGTATTGGCCTTTTTCTTCAAGGCGTTCCTGTTCAATTTGTTGTTTAAATTTAATTAAAGCCTCTACACTTTCGCCTTCTGGCAAAGTTGCAACATTTTTTGCATTACTTGCAATTTTTTGTTTTTCTTCAACAACTTCCCTATTTTTTTTCTTTAATAGCTCAATTTCTTGCTGCAGTTGTTTTATGACAGCATCATTGTTACCTGTTTCTGGTGCTGTGGTTTCTTCAGACATAAAGGTTTTATAAGGTACTTCAAATATACCTTATTTTACAATACTTAGCATTTCCAACGTTTTAGTGCTTTATTTATACGGCTGTTAGGGTCGTTTGCTGTTTTGCTGCTAGTCCGTTTCTTTTTCATTCCCTTCATTCTTGCACAAAAACTTTTACGTCTTGCAGCCCTTTTACCAGTAGGCTTGTCCTCTGTAACTGGTGCTTTTAGATTACTGCCTGTTGCTTTGTTATATTTTGCACGCCCTTTTGCAGTAAGGCCACCCTTTTTTGACTTTTCGCCCCTTTTAACAGATAAACTTGGTGGTTTTTTCTTTGCCATTATTTACCCTTTTTTTTCATTGCTATACGGTGGGCCTCCATAAAAGTTTTACCACTTAACATAGCTTTTGTCATTTCATTAATATGGCTTTTTGTATGGCCATGGGTATCTTTATGCCTTTGCAATGCGTCTTTTTGGCGTTTGGTTAACCTTACCCTGCGATTGTTTTTTGTACCTGATTTAATTTTCATTTCTTTTTAGTTGTAGTTTTTTTGCGTCTATGTTGATATTTTATTTTAGCTTTGCCAGTTTTTTCTCTTTTAAACCTTGCTTTTTCTGCTGCTGACATTTCTCCAAGTGTCTTAGGCGTCTTACTTGAGACTCGTTTTGTTGGCCTGCAAGCTGGATAGCCACGTTTCTTTTTTTCAGCCTTTGAACGACCACAAGGTTTACCAGTTTTTACGTCAACCCACTTTTCTTCAAGCCAAGTGGTTAGGCCACCCTTAACTCGTCTTGTGCTACTTTTTTTTCTTGGCACGACCCTTACCTTTGGCTTTTGGTTTGTTGGCAACTACATAAGAACCACCACGTTTTTTATATTCACGCACAAGCCACATATTTGCGTAGGCAGACGGATACACTGGAAACTTGCGTTTAGCTGCAGCTTTTACACGAGCATACAGTTCTGGGTCTGTTGGCTTGTTTATTTTTGCCATTACCTTTTAACAGCTTTTTTTTTACCGCCTTTTTTCATTGTTTTTTTCTTTTTTGTACCAGCGTGATAAGGCATAACAAAATTTGCAGTTAATAATATAATACCTATTTTTTGTTTTTTCGTCTCCTTTTTTTCTTACCCTCTGCTGTTTGTAATGCAATGGCAACTGCCTGCCTATGGGGTTTGCCCTCTTTTTTTAATTTTTGTATATTTTTAGAAATAATTTGACTTGATTTACCTTTTTTAAGTGGCATTTGCTTTACCTAACTCTTCCAATGTTAGCGTCGTACCGTCAGAACGTACAAAAGTCCTAAATACGTCAGTTGGGTTTTTGGTTTTTAACTGCTCCCTATATATTTTGCTTTTTTCAATACCAAATACTTTATTTTGTGTGGCAACGTCTTGTTTACTTAACCATACTGCATAGTTTTCATTTGCTGGTACTAACTTACCCCTGTCAGATAAACCTGTTTTGCTTGGCCTTTGCAAACCTTCAGTAAGGTCATCTTGGTCCAAACCAAACTGGTCAAGAAATGCGTCTTTAATAATTGGCACTATGGTTGACCGACAATTAAAGTGTTGGGGCGGTTGTGGCCCTTTGCCCATTTCAAATACTTGCCCATCAAGGCGACCACATATTGCTGAAGTCCTACTGTCCAAAGTTGCAACATATTTATAACGGTCAATCATATCCGCATTTGCTTTAAACACACTATTTATTGCTGTATTGCTTACTTGGTTAATGCTAGTCCTTACAATGGTATCAATTTGGTTGTTTGGTATGACAGTACCAAGTCCGCCCTTTGCTTTTATTTGGCTTAACGTGCCAGTTTCTTCAAAATTTAATTTACCCCTTAATTGTTTTGATATTTGTTGTGTTGTTTGGTTTGCAAGTAAACCTGTTCTAACAGTGCTTTGAAATAATTCTGTTTGACTTTCTGCTATACGCCTAAATGCAGTTCTTACATTTACACCGTTAGGTAAATTTATAACAGCCCCATCACGTGCTGTAATACTAAACTTTGGTATCACACCAGTTTGTACAGTAAATTCCTCTGGTAACGTAAAAACGTTTATTTGCCTTGGGTCAGTTTCTACAACACTGCGAGCAAATTGTGGACTTATTTCCACTGTACGTACAGCATTTTTTGCAGCATCACTTGGCAATACCTTACGTAACTGCTCTTGTATAAAAACCGTTTGCAACTCTGCCAAACCCTGTAATTCTGCGGTTGTTGTTAATGCACTTTGCTCTGCCCAAGTTGCCAAACTTTCTTGTAACTGTAGCAATATTGTACGTTGCCTATTTAATGCTGCAGGGGTAAGGGTAAGATCACCAGCATCAAACTTTTTTAATTCATCTGTTATTTGTACAATAATATCGTTGTAAGCATTTACTATTTTTTTTGCTACGCCATTTTCATACCTATTAAGGTTTATGGCGTTACGGTATAACGCTTCTGGTATTCTTTGGCGTTCTATACTCATTATTCATTTTCTGTTGTTGCTGCCTGCTGGGGTGCTTCAGTTTCAACCAAGCCACCCATTTGTGTTTTATCAAGCATTTCTTCAACGTCAAAATCTTCACTAAGTACTTCGCCTTCAACAAGTTTTTTAAGTAGCTCCTCTTGGTCAATAACACCTTGGGCAAATATTTTAAGAAGGTTGTCAACTTGTGCTGGCTCAAGGCTTGTATCAACAAAGTCCCTATTAACAAAACTTGTACCAGCAACACTTTGTTTTAAAAATGCAGCGTGAAATTTAAGGCAGTTATCAATTAAATCTTGTATTTGCTGCGATAAAACCATTAAGGTACTGTCGCCTTGTGACCTTTGTATTCTTTGCGATTGAGCAGTCTCAGCCGACATTTTTTGCCCAAGTATGGCAGCCAAACCAAGTTCATTTATTTGATACTCTAGTTTGTCAATCCTGTCCTTTTGTGCGTTAAAGCTGTTGCCATTTGGCTCAATGTAACCTGCACTACTACCCTCTGGTAAGGACAAAGCCTCACTTGGCCCAGCACTTACCTCCTCTGCTGCTGCTGGAAAACCATAAAACGCCAACATCGGTACAGCACTTATATGTAATTGATTATCGTAGTCACTTTGTATTTGGTAACTTTTGATATTTAACTCGGCAATATCTTCAAGTGGTGGACGACTTTCATAAATACCAACTTTATTGCTATAAGCAACAGCAAACGGTATAAAGTCCAAACTGGTAGTGCCTTCTTCGACCTGTTTAAAATCGCCATCGTTATTACGTTGGAATAACTTAAAAATATTTGGCTCAAGCACCCTTATTTGTTCAACAGTTTCCTCACCGTATTGCCCTTTGGGTCTTACTATGCGTTCCATAAGTCTTAGCTGAGTTAGTTCCCTTTGTCCATCTTTTACCTCTGTACGCCAGCCAATTATGTCTCTTGGGGTATATGGAATCCAGTAAGGTCGACCTCCATTTGCAGGGGCATCAACCAAAACACCAACATGGCCATATCTAATACAAAGCCTACTAATGTTATAAACAAAGTTGGTTAGGTTATTTCCTTCAAGGTCGACATTAAATAATTGCTCTTCTATTGCATCTGGTACATCTGAAAGACGCACTGGTTTACGTGTAAGCATACCAGCCAACATACGTTCCATACGTACATAATATGGTGGGCAAACTGACCTACTTAAACGAACGTCATAACTTTCATCTTCCTCTCGTGGTTCTTGTTTTAAGTA